CAGCCGAGACATTGGAAGTAGGTAATTGTTTATACACAAAGTACAATGGGCTCTGACCTTTCCCAACCTACGTCGACATATGTAACATAAAACGTACATTAACTAGGTTAATGTGCAGTTTATAATACATTACCTCTCGCTTCGTTCCTATTGCTAAAGAGTTTTTATGTACTGTGTTTGTGTTTTTCGACTGCCAACATTCAATCTATATCAACTGGTGAGCCCAATTTGTTTGGTGGCTTCCACACTCTGGTGTGTTAATCAATATGTACGTGTGCTTCTATACGAGAGCTTTTTCCACAGCGGTATTTCTATTCTGGCCCGCCAACCTTATGTGTTGGATTGTTTTGCCTGGATGTGATGTTCTAGCAATGCCTGTTTGAGTTTGTCTGATCCGCCTACTCTAACATTAATGATACCGTTGTAGTAATCATCAGTTTCAAGTACTCGTCTATCAAACTGCTCTCGTGCCTCTATATAGGACATTTCGCCCCTACCTTTACATAGGTATAGTATTTCTCTTGTGAATTTGTCTTGGCCTAGTTCAGCTACGTCTGCATTCAGTCTGTCACTGGATCCCCAGTATTCTCGCCAATCGCTTTCTTTGTAGCCCCGTCTTTTATTTTTTTTGCCTTTTAAGGGTGGCTTGGTAGTTTTAAATTTTGCTAGTTTTTTGCCTATGTATTTTTGGCCTGTAGTGGTATTTGTAATAAGATAAACAAATCCTTCGTATTCATCTGGTATATTATCTATCTCTTTACCTTTATAAGTCCACTGCATAGTGATACTTAGTTCTTGCCTGTATCTGCTGCCTTTTTCTTGGTTTGATATGTATCGTGTATCTCATCCATACGATCTTTTGCAAGTTTTCTTATTTCACGCAGCCAACGTCTACTTGCTGCGTGTGTTCTGTGTGACTTACGAGACTCAAACGACTCGTTAGACTTAAAATATTCTATGTAAGCCTTTGTTAACTTGTCGTGTGTGTCGTCTTCAATCATTCTATAATATCAATATCGTTTTCATAACTTGTAAAGCCGTTTTCTTTAATAACTTTCATAACGTGATTAACACGACCCACAAGTTCGTCTTTGTGAGAGATAAGATAAACATTTTTATCTCCTTCTCTGCCCATCTTTTTAAGTACTCCTAGCGAATTTTCAACACCGGCAGTGTCCATTCCACTATCGATAAGCTCGTCGATAAACATTAGATTAATCTTTTGATACAAACTTTCCCAAACATCTCGAAATGCAAAACTCATACCAAGTATAAGTCTATTACGTTCCCCTCTTGACAAATTATCAAAGTCTAGATCTTGGCCCAGTTGTGTAATTTCAACATTTAGATCATTTTGGAATACAACTTGATGCGGTAATCCTAGTTTGTCAAGATAATATGTAAGTCTGTTGTTTAGATATGCTAAATTTTGATCAATAATCTTTTTACGAATGAAGCTATCTTTATTTGTAAGTAATTTCATCAAAAATTCTTGGTGTTCTTTGTATTCATTAAGTGAATTAACTGAAGTCCAGTCAATATCCTGCATTGCAGTCGAAGTTAGCTCGTCAATCTGTGTTTGATACGGATCTGTCTCATTCTGTCTATTAGAAAGTGTTTGTTTTAAACTATCAACATTTTGTCTATGATCGTATGCTTCTTTAGCAGTCTCATAAAATGTACTAGGCTTGCCATTAATGTCGCCAATTTCGTCTAGCGCCTTTAAAACCTCATTAACTTTTCCAGTAATTTCCAGTTCATATGCTTTTGCGTCTTCAAGTTCTTTAGATTTTCGATCTGCAATTTCTACTTTTTTGTCTGCGTGTAGTTCTTGTCCGCAAGTATAACAAGTAGCATCTTCAAGTTCTGCAGTTTCTTTTTGTACTTTTTCAACACTTTTAGTAGCACGTATTAGTGCAGGTTCTAGTGTGCTTAATTCTTTTCTAAGAGCCAAAATAGAATTATTATGTTCTGTCCAGTTTGCTAATTTTTCGTGTGCATCTAATTCAGTGTCAATATTTAATTTTTCTAATTCATCAATGCCTGCTTGTAATTTTACACAGTCTTGATCCTTCTTAGCTAACCAAGCACGTTGTGTACCGCTCAAACTATCAATAGTTGTTTGTATTTTTTCGTTTGCATTTTGAATAGCATTAATTTTTAGCGTTTCTTCAGTAATTGCGTCTTTAGTTTGCCTAGATTGCTCTTTCAGTGTGTCAGCTTTTTCGCTAAGAATAGTAATACCTAGCAATTGTTCAATAATAGCACGTTGATCATTTTGCCGCATACTTAAAAACGGCTCAGTATATGTGTTTAATGCAACAATATGCTTAAACATATCGTGACTCATATCCAATAAGTCGTTAATAAACTCTTGTGTCTTACGACTATCACCTTGTGATTCGTCTGTTAGTTCTTGTTCTTGTTCATCTACATAAAACTTTAGTAGATTAGGACCACGTCCACGTTCGACGCGGTAGTCTACGTTATTTTTCTCAAAGTGTAAGGTAACTAACATACCTTTGCTGTTAGTTTTATTAATCAGGTTGTTAGCTCTGATATTTGTAAGAGCTTTGCCATACAATGCATACGATAGTGCATTAATAATAGTAGTCTTACCTGTACCATTACGTGATCCGCTGTCATCACCACCTTGATCTAAGTTTTCGCCAAGTACAAGTGTTAGTTGTTGCTGATTAAAGTCAACAGCTTGGGTCTGATTGCCCACACTCATAAAGTTTCGTACTGTGAGGTCTTTAATTTTTATCATAGTTCGTTATAAATGTCCAATAGCATCTTCTTATTGAAGTTGTCTGAGTCGATTGCGGCAATTTCACCAGCAACAATTTGATCGACACTTTCAAATTGTTGAATATCTAGTTGTGTACTAATTTCTTCTAGTTGTTTTTGTGGAATTAAACTAATTTCACGACACTTGTATTGATTAATAAAAGTTTCTTTAATAAAACTTGCTTCTTCGTAACTAATAGGTAAGTCTAAATTAACACGCAAGTACATATTAGGCTTAATAAACGAATCTGCTTCATCTATTAGTCTACTAAGTTTAACTGTACGGTATTTAGGACAATCTGGCCAGTTAAGGTACACAGGTTCTGCATCATTCTCTCGATCAAGTATCATCATACCACGATCGTCATCCCAAGCATCTGCATAGTTGTGTGGAAATGCATTACCTAAGTAATGTACAACACCTTGTTGTTGACGTTTATGAAAATGACCACTAAACACATACGATTGATTTTTAAAATCTTCTGCACGTAGTTCACCGTGATCCGGCATTTGTACCATAGCATTCATATAGAAACTAGGTAACTCGAAATGTCCAAAGACATATTTACTTTTTAATTTTCTAAGTTTTTTCCACTCATCTCCTACTAACCACGGTACGATAGTTACGTCTTCAATTGTAGTAATTTCGTCAACAAACGTAATACCTGGAATGTGTTTTGCAAATGCTGTTGAATTTACATCACGCTTGTCTTTGTAATATAAGTCGTGATTGCCATCAAAAAAGAAAAACTGATCAAACGCTTTGCCTAGTTTCTCCATACTACGGATTGTAGCATCCATAGTGGTAAGATTAAGACTGTTTCTATTATGATGCCAATCTCCACAGAAAATACCGGTTTCACAACCGTTAGCTTTTGCTTGCTCAATATACCAATCTACAAAGTCTTCGCAGTCTTGATTATGTATCTTTGAGTTGCTTTTTAAGCCGAAGTGGATGTCAGTAAAGACGGCTGCTTTCTTAAACAAAATAAGTTCTCCATTATATGCAATAGTATAATACTATCTTTTTAACCTAAAGTCAAGTATTTTTGGCTTCTTTTTCTGCTTGCTCTCTTTTCATAGCAGCGTCCCATTCAGCATTATGCTGCCTAGTGTAGCTAGGATTCATATCATTCATTTCTAAGATGTCGTCTCGTATGTTTTGGTTTCTTTTTTCAAGGTTGATAACTCTAACAAATGAATTGGTAACGGCGGCTGTGTAATAAGCGAATGGATTGTTAGACTTTGATTCATCAAACTGTAAACCAATTTGTGATAGTTGTAAGATTGCTTGTCCTCGCATTTCATCGTTGTAGGTATATCCACGTACATTTCCCCTTGTTGCATAACGTTCACATAATTTAATCCACATTCTAGCAAGCTCGTCAGTTGCCTTTGCGTGCCTCATACTAAAGTTGCCGTTCTCCATACCGCCTTCCCAATGACTTTTGCCAACCAGTTGTAGTTCGCCTTCGTCATTAAACTTATAATGTTGGAATGGTGGAAAGTTTAGCTTAACTTTAGTATCAGCTATAGTCTTTGGGTTCTTTTTACGTCCAGGTTCTTCTGGAATATGATCAAACGTCATAATACGGAA